TCGATCTCTGTGAAGGCAGAGTCTAGTACAAGGAGGAACCCGAATAGAGTACCTACCATACCAAGGCTAAGAACTGCATCAGAGAGGAACCAGGACATGTTGTTATCTTGTCCAACCATTTTCTTAGCACGTAGTCCCATCATGGACGATGAGATAATAGCTATACCTAGGATAATGAATGTCAACATTGTGCTGTCTGCTTCGTATAACACATTACCTAGATTAAACCAGTACTGACCCCCTATAAGACCCAAGATACCGGCGTTAAACACGAAGTACCATTTCCAAGTTCTCATCTTATAGTCCTTTCCGTAGGAGGTGCAACCTTGTTGAACCAGCGATACGGGTAGCAGCCCAGTTAGCTGGGAGGTCCCTTGGTTCCGTAAAGTCGTTATCTTTCATCTCAAAGAGTTTTAAGTCTTGTGTGGTAAGTAGTAGGAACGTACCAGAGTCTGTGTACCGGGAAACCATGTACGGTATCTGAAGCGTGTAACCCATGTTGAAGAAGTAACCAGCTGTCAAGGTACCCATATACTGACCTCCTTTTAAGCCATCAGAGAAGGTACCTAGGGCATTGTTAGCCCATGCCACATGGAACCCAAGGAGGCCCTCTGAGACCTTCTCTTTACCAGCTATAAAGGCCACAGCACAAGCGCTTAGACAGACCTCCCCTCGACGGACAACAGTTGTAAGACCGAGGTCCTTTATTGTGTACCCAAGCTCGTACCCCTCCACAGCCACACCTCCGTTAGAGGACAGGACTAAAACCCTAATGCCTGTCTCCTCTACCTTAGCTCGTACCTTTGCTGAATCACCTTGGAGGATGTCCCCTGACAGATGGATGGCGTTTGATGTGGATGTGGCGATGGCTGCGTGGGCGGAGCCTATGCCCAGTGTAAGGGCTGTTAGGACTCCTGCTAAACCTCGAATCATTTGTGTATCTCCTTTAGTGTCTCATTGGCCCACTTCAGGTACTGTTCAGCTTTCGCCATGTCTTCTGTGGGGTTTCCTTTATAGAAAGCTCGATGGTTGTACTTCATTACGTTACCTCGACAGTAAGCGATGAAGCCTTCCTTGCCAAGAACTTGCTTGATGTAGTCGATACATTCCACCCCAGCTTGGTTGTAGTGAAAGGGTTTATCAATGTTGTTGTAGTTGTTATCTTCGATACCGGAAGTCTTCTTAGCTGCGGCACCTTTATAAGTAGTTTCACGCTTAGTCTTGCCCTTAGGCTTTGGTTTCTGCGGGGCCATATCTTTTCCTATTCTGTATTAAAAAAGGGGAAGACCTTGCGATCCTCCCCGTTAGTATATCATACTTGGTTATGTTATGTCAAGGTCAACTACACTCACGTTGACCTGTATTGACGTCGAAGTAACAGGCTCCTCCCTCTTTCTCATCGACGAAGTCACTGTTGTCCTCTTCTAACTTCTCCTCTACTACATCCTCAGAGGAGGAGGCGTTGAGGATACCATAGCGTTTACCAGAGGCACGGAAAGTAGTACAACCAGATGCACCTCCGTCATACGCAGCCATGTACACAGCTTTGAACTCATCCCATGACACATCGTCACCTACGTTACAGGTCTTAGAGCAAGCACTGTCTACGTAGCGTGAGGCTAGGTTAAGAACCTCTACGTGGGTCAACACAGGGAGGTCATCAGCCTTGCGGCCTTTAACACCGAATGTGCGGTAACCGTAGTCGTCTACACGTTCAACCCGTGGGCCATCGAAGGTCTGGATAGTACGGTCAAAACCGTAGGAGAAGACTGGTTCGATACCCGACGAGACGTTGTCAGCTGAGAGGCTGATAGTACCGGTTGGTGCTACACTGAGTAGGTGGCTGTTACGGATACCATAGCGGCTGATCCTATCCCGAATGTCTGTTGGTAGTGTCTTTGCGAAGTCACTGTCGAGGAACTCTTCGCGGTACAACGGGAACGGTCCTTTCTCAGCCGCAAGAGATACAGAGGCTATATACGCTGTGTCACGGATAAGCTTCATGATCTTCATGAGAGTAAGAAGGAACATAGGGGAGCCATACTCGTGGCCCATAGCTTCGATAGCGTTAGCTACACCTGTGACCCCAAGACCCATACGTCTTTTAGACTTAGCTTCTGCCTCTTGTGAAGGAAGAGGGTATACTGCTCGGTCAACTACATTGTCCATAGCACGTACGACATGCGGGATGTCATGCTTAAGGCTCTCGTAGTCAAACGAGTAGGTACCGTCACACTCGTAGATGTACTTGACTAGGTTGAATGAACCAAGGAGACATGCACCGTTTGGTGGCAAGGGTTGCTCACCGCATGGGTTAGTCGCTGCAATAGTCTCGCAGTAGTGCAGGTTATTCTTCTTGTTAATACGGTCGATGAACAAGATGCCTGGTTCAGCCCAATCCCATGTACTACGCAGGATGTCATCCCACAGGGCACGGGCATTGACAGTGTCATAGACACGGCCTTCAAAGACTAAATCAAAGGTATCATCTTCTTTAACAGCTTGCATGAACTTGTCTGTGACACCTACTGATAGGTTGAACTGTGTAAAAGCTGTTGAATTGGTCTTGGCGTGGATGAATGAAGAAATGTCAGGGTGGTCTACCCGCAGTACACCCATCTGAGCGCCTCTACGGTGGCCAGCTGAGCTGATAGTCTTGCATACTGCGTCAAAGATACCCATGAAGCTCAGAGGACCACTAGAGCGGCTCTCTAGGCCCTTAATGAGGGCACCTGAGGGACGGAGGGTACTGAAGTCATAACCGATACCACCTCCAAGCTGCATAGTCTTAGCAGCCTCTTGTGCTGCGAGCATGATACCTTCCATAGAGTCAGGGATGGTCATACTCACAAAGCAGTTGTAAGCCGTGACACGACGAGGAGCACCCATAGCTGACTGTACTCGCCCAGCAGGTAAGTACCGCATATCATACAGAATCTCACGGAACTCTTGGAAGTGGTGCTCGTCGTCCTTGAGTGCGTTGGCAACCCGTGTCATAGCCGCTTTAAAACCCTCTCCTTTGCTACGGTACTTCATCTGGTGAATCTCTTCAGACAGACCGATTGTTGGGCCTACTGGTCGTTCTTCTTTACGGGAGTTCTTAATCATACTTACGTTTTCCTTGTGCTTCATTATATGTGTGTATACGGTGGCAGTTAGCGCAGAGTACCCTGCACTTTCGTACTTCCTCGAAGATGCCTTTCACTGAACGCCCTGCTATAGACTGAGCTATGTGGAATGCCTTGTCTTCTGGATTGATGTGGTCAAAGTCTAGAGCGGCGGGGTGTCCCCTCCAGGTAATCAAGATCGAGAGTAAAGGTCATAGTGATTAAGGTTCCCTTAAGGCACCGATCCAGTTCAATTACGTTTTTGGGGTTTAGTTTCTCACCGCGTAAGCACCGCTAAAGCCTTGCAACTTAACTTTCTTGAGCAGCTGCGCAAGATCAGACTTGCTCTGAGCGGGTCCGACAATCACACGCCAGAAGGTTTTGCCGTTCAGGCTCTGCTGCTCCACAGTCGGAACCATGCCCGCTGTGCGCATCGCCGTCGCGGTCCACACCGCATTTTTTTCAACACTGAAAATACCGATCTGCACAAAAGGCTTCGCCAAGGACGAAGCAGCATCTGCCGCATCAATCGCCGCACCCCCTAGCACACCTCTTGCTTGGCGGTCATCTAGTTTATCTACATTGAGTTCAATAACCTCCTCAAGGCTGCTCTCGAAGTAGTTAGCTAGGGCGGTAGCGTAGAACACTACATCACCTAACTCTTTGACGATGTCTTGGTTAGAGAAACGACTGGAGTCTCTAATAAGTTTCTTTATCTTCTCAGCTACCTCCCCTGCTTCTCCGACAAGACCTAGTGTATTCTCAATAAGCCTGTCATTACCTTCTGTCATGATCTTATCTTCAACCCAATAGGAGTACTCCATAGTATTCATTGACCAACCTCCTCCGCCAACACCTGTGTGACAGAGAGGTCATCTAGGTCGTACAAGGCGTTCCTAAGTTGCTCAGACAAAGTAGCCTGTCGTTCAGCTACATCCTCCGTTAAGTAGAAGTAATCCTCGTCTACCTTAACCTTCATCGTTACTACATATTCCATATGTCGAGCTCCCAATTATATCACAGTGTTGTCTTTACGTCAAGATAAAAGGGATGACTATTTGTCACCCCTGATACGATCATGTATGTCCTCATCCATATTCCCGTCTAAGTGTATCAAGCGATACCCATTGAGGCTCATAACAACCATCGGATACATTTCTTTTGATGAGAACTCCTTTCCACCACTCCTTATTAGCTTGCCCAGCCCAAGCCTCCGCAGCGCCCTTATAACAGCCGACCACCGCCCCAATTGCACCATGAGAACCAACGTCGTCCTTAAAATACATATCGCGCTTATGGCTGTGACCAACGCTGCAAGAGCGATACCGCTTTTGGATGAGAGCGTAAGCGTGATGTACACCACTAATGGCACGGCCAAAGTTACCAGTGCCCACGTAATGAGCGTAGTCAACGCCATCGTAATTATGAATGGCGGGGGCACCATCAACGTACTCATGGTACTCGTCGAACCACTTCTTAGTGTTGAGGTGCGAGAACGAGATTCCATACTTGTCTCCTTCAAGTCTTGGGTCATATGAGATTGCTGTTTTGATACGGTGCTCGTGGTTTCCTTCGAACCCGTAGAAAGCTGGACGCTTACGCCGTTGCTTCTTGAAACGGTAACGGAGCAAGTCCTGTGCTTCGTTGTATGACTCGATGTCACGTCCGTAGTTCTGTGATACTACCGCCTCTGGTTTACGTGTGTCGTAGGAGTTGAGGGACTTCATGTCCGCACCATCCCCTAGGTCCACTACGTAGTCAGGTTTAATGTCGTAGATGAGGCCACCTAACCAGTCAAACCGCTCATTGGTTGTTTCAGGTGTGGCGTGGCCGCAACTAAACACGATAGCTGTTTTACCTGTTGTCATTCTTTATTCTCCTCTGTGATCCACTCCTCTGGAATGGTCTTATCTGAGTAGAGGAACCCTTCCTTCTCACACCAATCGGAGTAAGAGCTCTTGGCCCCTTTATAGAGTTTAGCCCGTGAGTTACTGAACACGAACCGTATGTCAAGGTCAGGGTATTGCTTCTTGATCTCCTTGTGTTTACGTCGATCAGCTGAAACAAACCTACCCTTGGTTTCAATGATGATACCATTCTCGAGAATAAAGTCAGGCGTGTAGCTACGCATCTTACTGTCAAGCCACTTGATCTTCATAGTCTCGTACTCGAAAGGAACCTCCCGTTCAGTGAGGTTTATACTCAGTGCCTCCTCTAACCCTGAACGGTAACCAGCCTGTATAGCCCTTTGTCGTGTGCTACTCTTCTTCATGACCAGTCCTCTACCTCTTTGACTTGTAGAGGTTTCTTGATCTTAGTCAGGTAGGTGGGTCCGTGGCTGTAAGCGAACATCTTAAGCCCAGGCCAGCAAGCCTTCTTGAACTCACAATAACTGCACTCCATACCCAGTTTCATGTTGGGTGATGTCTTGCTCTGAGGTACGTCCTCAAACCCACGCTCAGGTGGTGTCTTGGTTTTGACCATCTCTTTGATACGAGTGATCTCTTCTTCCTTTGTCTTCATCTCCTCAGTGAAGTCATACATATCCAAACAGATGTGTCCGTTAACCTTGTCGATAACCAAGAATGCACCGTGTGTCTTATTTGTCACAAGTGGATCATCTTTAGCTGCGTAGACGTAGGAGGAGAGTTGAGAGATATACCCGAAGGGGTCTTGCTCTCGTAGGTTACCCTCTTGGAACTTCTTGAAAGAGTAGGGAGATGCTGACTTAACATCAACGGTCATACCGTCAATGACACAATCTCGACTACCCTCGATACCGTGGGCCTCCATACGGTCCTGTTGACCTTCAACAGTGTGTCCTGCTTGCTGTGCGATACTTAAGGCAAGCTCTTCAATCATGTCACCGAAGTTAAACTTGAGCAGGGCGTTAGCTCGAAGCGGAATAGCAGTCTCAGGTTGGTTAATTTTGTACCATAGCTTACGATCACACGGTGTCCCTAAGGAGGACATAGATAGGTAAGCCCGTGGCTCCTGTGGTTTGCTGAACCTGTCAGCTACGATAGTTGAGTAGTTCTTGGCCATCTGGTCCCCTATTACAGAGTCCCATCCTTTCTTACCGAGTATCACGTCCTCCATGTCGGTTACTAGTGTTGAGATGTCTTTAGTCATTGGTTTCTCCTCATATTAGGTGAAGAAAGGGGCCGTAGCCCCTCTCCTTTGTTTACCTAACCCTTAGCTGCTATTCCTTTTGAGCGGGGGCTTTTGACCCCTGTCCTACTTTTACAGTACTCTATGAACTTAGGCATATTTAGATTCTCCTTTTGAGTGCCCCACCTTAAGTTTTCAGGTCTGTTGTCTGTACCATCCTCATTAATATGGATGACGACTGAGGTGTCAGTTGGCTTTGGACCGTGGAAGGCTTCACATACAAGGGTATGTACCTTGTAGTTCTTCTTTCGGTAAGTCGTGCCCATGTACTTGTGCTTGGCTGTCTTACCAGCTTTACGCTCCTCCCCGTACCTCCAAAGGGTCTCTTGTTTCCGTGGAGCACCGTTAGGCATTGTTGAGGTTGGGTTGGGCAGCTTAAACTGCCCTAGCCCGTTAACGTAAGCTCCCTCTATGCTCAGGGAAGGTTTAACATCTACACTCAAAAGGGCACCTCACCAGGAGACTCTTTAGAAGCTGGTGCAGCTTTGGGTGTTGGTGCTGCACTGCTTTGTGTGGTGTAGTTTCGAGGTTTGATTGAAGGGCCAGAACCACCTCCGCCTTCGAACTCAACGTGGTCAACAACCTGAACACCACTTAGTCGGCAACCTTTACCCATCTTCGTATCGTATACGTCGAGGAACACAACACCTACCGAGCCGTTACCGATAAGACCGTCTGTCTCCATATCCCACTCCTCTCCAGCTGGGGTGAAGACCTGAGGGGCACCTGCTGCCCAGTCACGTCCAAACTTGTCGTTCCAAGGACGCTTGAATGTAACACGGATTCCTTTACCGTCTGGGTCTGGTTTACCTTGCTTACGTACACCAGCGTCCTTCATGGCTTTGAATACATCATCTTCCATAAGGAGTGTAACTGTTGTAGCACCGTCTGTCTCTACGTCATACTCCCCGTTGTCGCGGTTGGATTCGAAGAGTTTAGCCCACTCTAGCGTTCCTGTCAGTTCGATTGTTTTAGTAGCCATGTGTATATCTCCTATAGCTCTTCTATTATTCGTGAATTATAGCATAACGGTATTTCGGTGTCAACCTTTAATGGGTATCATACCACGTTCTACCGATGTCATATGAACCTGGAGTTGGGATGCGGAAGCCAAGCTCCTCTCCTGTCTCCGTCATAGTAGTTGCGATGAGGTTGCCTAGGTGCTCAGCCTCCTCTCTCGTCCCTATTACTTCGACCTGCATCTCGTCGTGTACAAATGCGACCATCTTAAAGTTAATGCCTTCTTTACGGGCTTTCTCGTGGAAGTTAAGCAGTGTGTGTTTCATAAGCACTGACTCCCCTGATTGCAGTAGACCTGCAAGAACCTTGTACTCGCTGGGTACCTTGACCTTACGGCCATCATACCCTTTGAAGTAACCTTGCTCACCGATATGCGGTATTAGTTTCTTCTTGAGAGGAAGGAGGCCATCAATACTTTGCTCGAAGCGTGTACGTGCAGCCTGTGCTTCCTTCTGATTAACACCTAGGATACTGGCTGTCTTAGCAACACCAGCCCCTAGTAGCCATGCGTAGATGAACGTCTTGGCCATGTCCCTTGTACCTTTGGGGACGTCTAGGGCTTTCTTGTTCATGTTGTGGATGTCAGTCTCATCCTCCTTCTTACCTTCCATGATAGCCTTGGCGTACATGTCAGCATCAAAGTAACGCCACAGGTAGTCAGCAAGTACTCGAAGCTGGATACCGTCAGCATCACAGCCAACAAGGAACGAACCCTCAGGGGTACCCCAGCAGCTGCGTATGTGGCATCGTACTTAGCTTTGACCTCTTCTACAGCTGTCTTCGGTGTGCCGTGGAAGACTGAAGAGATGTTAGCTGTGTTAGGGTTGTTATGAGCACAACGCCCTGTCCAAGCCCCGATGTTGTTGATAGTACCGTGTATCCTCCCATCGTTACAGACCTGCCCTAGCCACTCAGACAGTGAGCTCCTACGTCCTTCTAGGGTAAGCCACTGGGCGAGGCCCTTAGCACCCTCAGGGGCGTCCTCAGGGAGTGTCAGTAGGTTCTCTTCTGACACCGTGTACCCGTACCGCTCTAGGTCAGCCTTCTTCTCGTCGTAGAACTTCTTATCCATCTTGGCAACCTTCTTACCGTAAGGGTCACCGACCTTTAGGCGGAGGAACTTGATATGGGTAGCTGTCTTATCGAAAGGTTTCCAACCAGCATCCCACAGTGCATCAGCACGTACACGAGATGACCCAGGATTGAACGGTATGAAGTTGAAACACTGGAGCTCATCCCCGACTCTGTTAGTCAAGTCGTACTTCTCCTTGGCTTGTAGGACGTTGGAGTACAGTGTACCGTCTTGCTTCTCCCTGTATTTGATACTGTTCACTTGGAGTAGCTTAGGTGGGAAGTCTATTTGAAACTGATCCTCTAGTTTACCCATCTCCTCTGTTACTTTGTCGAGTAGGTGACGTGCAAGCTCCTCATTAAAGTGGAAGCCGTGGTACTTAGTGCGGACTAGTTCGATCTGTAGGTCATGTTCTGCTCTCAGTGAACGGGACCAGTCCTTGTCGTAGATTACATCGCTGAAGTGGTTGAACAAAGCTTCTGTAGTATCTAGGTCTCCTTCCCAGTAGTCGATCATGTCTTGGTTGAAGTTAGCGAAGTCAGTGTAGTCTCCTTTGTGAACACCTAGTCGGATACCCCAGCTCTTCAATGAGTGTGGGCCTTTGCCTCCTTGTGGAGTCAGTATGTCGTAGTCTACAGTACGTGAGACTATCAATGTGTCTAACACCTTTCGGGGGTCTAGGGGTTTGTCTAACCACTTGTTGAGGATAGGGAGGTCATACTGGATGAAATTATGGCCAACCATCTTGTCTAGTGAATGATGCCACTCAGTAGCAGCCCTGCGTGCAACCTCGTCCTCGTGGATGTTTTCAAAACGGAAGACCTCACCTGTGTCCGCCATCTTACCACCTACCAGCCAAATCCTATCGGGGTGGTCAATAGCGTTAGTCTCAATATCACAGAATGCGATCCTTGGCATACTTTCTCCTCTCTAGTGGTCCATCATCAGGAACAGTTCAATCTCATCTTGGAGTCTCTCTGCTCGATGAAGGTCACCTTGTGCTATAGCTTCTGCAAGCTCAACTTCTGTCTGAAGCATCTGTTTGTTGAGCTCACGTACAACGTCTTCATTCATCGGGTCAAACTCACCAAACTCATCGTCCATCTCACCGAAGTAGTCATCTTCTCCGTCGAGACAACCCGAACCATCGAACTCATAGTCATCGTCGTCATACATGTAATTATACATCGAAGCCTTCCCCTTCTGCTAGTATTGTTGTGTCTGGATCGTAGTATATACTACCTGCCTTCCCAAGTCTACTGAAAGGTCTGTTCTTGTCTACAACAAAGGTGGTAGTGTTGCGCTCATCCTCATCCTCGCTCTCGACGTCACGCTCTAGCTTGATACAAATGATAGCCTCTTCTTCAAGAGAACCTGCGTACTTGGTACGACCATCTTCGTTCACTTGAGAGATGAAGATAACCCCGATGTCCAGCTCCTTAGCTAGCTGGGCCATACGAGAGCCGACAGCTGTCAGGAGTGACGTAGCCCCATCAGCCCCCCCTTGAGAAAGGTAAGCCAGCCGCTGTACGTGGTCAATGAACACATAGTCAACACCGTAGACCGTAGCAGCCATCCGTACATAGTCAAGGATCTTCATGGGATCGTCATGTGAGCGAAGCTCGAAGACAACAGTACGATCATCAGCGATACGTTGTGCGGCACCGATTACAGCATCTTCACTGACACCGTTAGCCGCTGCGTCCTCCTTAGTACGCACATTGATCCCTAGCTCGTATGTAGCCATCGCACGGTAGGTGGTGGAACGCATCTCCTCCATGTGCATCATAGCCACCTTTACGTCAGGGTCTGACTTAAGGAGACCGCACTCAAAGAAACGTACCATCTCTGTCTTACCACCACCACGAGGTGCCTTAACAAAAGTAATACCTCCTTTGACTAGCCCCCTGATCTTATCATCAAGACCGCTGTGGCCTGTAGCTACATAGCTGTAAGGGTTCTCTCTCTTGATGGTCTCTTCGATGTCAAGATCACCTAGGTAGAAGTTGTCAGGGCTGAAGCGCTGTGGCTTCTTGGCTGACCACATGAGATCACTACCGTCACCCGCCATAAGGAACTCGTTGGCATCCTTATGTTTAGACATAGGTACAAAGTAGAACTTCTCAGGGAACAACTCGTATAGACGCTCAGCTGCTGCCTTCCCTGGTGCGTCCTGTTCACCAGCGTAGATTATCTCCTTGAAGCTGTTCATGTACTCGAAGTTCTTCTTAATGAAGCGGTCAGACATGGTAGCTGACGGAAGAGACTTAACAGGGAATGACTTACCTAGTACTTGGTACAGGCTTGCAGCGTCGAACTCACCTTCTGTGATATACAGTCTGTTCGAACTACCCTTGTTGAACTCAGGGCCAAACAAATCGTCTAGGCTT